TCACGGATGCCATCGATGTCCACAGGGGGAGCAGCGATGAAGGCGACGATGAAGCAGATAGTTGCTGCCAACAGAGTTGGAATCATCAGAACGCCGAACCAACCGACATAGAGACGGTTATTGGTAGATGTTACCCACTCGCAGAAATTTTCCCACGAGGATTGTGATTGTTGCCTTGAAAGTGTTTGTGCCATTTGAAAAAGGGTTATGTATAAGTGCGGGGAACACTAAGTAAAATATTCCAACCCTACCCTCCAGGGTTGGTATGAGAGACTGTTGTTTAGACACGCTGTTTAGTCTCGGTAAGGCGTGTGCAGCAAGTAAAGAAATGTTAAGTTCCTTACCGCGCTGATGTATTTATATTACTACGGTTTTCCGCCCCTGTCAACCCTACGCTTTTCTAACTACAGGAACCCACATCTTCATATGCTTGTCGTAGTATTGACCAGGGTATTGGTCACCTGGTTTTCTATAATCTCTAGGCCACTTAATCTGATTTGGATTGTCACGTTCAATAGCAATTTCTATATCACCAGGAGAAACTTTGCTTGGTTCAAATCCCTTCTTCGTCATCAATGCATTACTAGAATCTATTGAATCTTTGAATTGTTTTCTACTCTGTCTTGATCCACCAAGACCACCTCTAATGAAAGCACTGGCATCTGGATCTTCGAGTGATACAAAGGTGTTTATATTAGTTCTTCTTTGAAATGCTGGTCCAGATATACTTGCTCCAGATGCACCACTCTCAGCACCCGTTTTAAATGCATTGAAAATAAAACGTGTTCTTGAACCTCTTCTTCCAGATGGAATAGTTATCGTATTAGTTCCATTTGATAATGTTTGAAAACCACCACTGCCTATCGCTAGTTCTATTCTAGTAGCGTTTCCCTGACTGGCAGTAAATTTTATAGTATCGTATTTTCTAGTATCTAAGACAATAGAAAATCCACCGTTACCTGTCCCATCATAAGTACCAAAAGAATAACTACCATTAGATCCACCAGATCCAGCAGTTCCAGGTTCAGATAATTTAGTTATATTCTCTAAGTTGACATCACCAACAGCAGGAAGATTTGAAAAACCCATTCCCGAAGAAGTCATCTGTTCCATCAGTTGCTTAAATGTCTTCTTTGGTTTTCTCATTTTACAAGATCTTTTATATATTTATCGTCAACCCCTATTAAACAATTTTACCAGGACCTTCCCACCTATCTCCCATACCTCTTCCCTTACCTGGTCTTCCTGGACCTGGTGGCATTTTCTTTTCCATGTCTTTAATATCCTTTAGAAGTTTATCCAAAGGATCTTGTTTTGGATATTCAGCAGCAACCTCCCCATAATCTTTTCCTGTGTCCACTGTATCAAGTTCTATATCACCAGGAGAAGTCTTACTTGGTTCTAATCCCTGGATATACATCCACTGATTACCAGCCTCTAACTGATCTTTTAATTGTTTTCTTCTTTCTTTATCTCCACCAAGACCACCCCTGATAAAGGAGTTTGCCTCTGGATCATCAAGTCCAACGAATACATTTACAGGAGTTCTTCTTTGCAGAGAAACGTTTGATATCGTCAGTGCTCCAGTTTCACCTACTTTTCCAAACTGTTCAAATGATATTCGCAAGTTTGTGTAGTTACCAGGTAGACGTATGATGTGAGTACCTGGGGTTAGATTTGTATCATTGTATAATGGTGCAAAAAAGTCATCAGCATCAGTAATATTCAAGGTAACAGAATCATCAAAATTAGATGCTCCGTCCCTATCAGTCCAACTTGAAGTACCGCTACCTTTTGAAATTGTTATTTTAACATGACTAACTCTTGTACCATCAACTTCAAAACGAGCTACATTATAATAGGTATGTGTACCATTAACAATTTGATTTTCAGTTCCTTGAAGAGTGATTGTTGTGCCGTTTCTTGAAACATTTTGACTCAAAGATGAGTTAATATTGTCGTATGTTGTATCTGTATCAATAATATCAACATCTCCATTGGCAGGAAGATTAATCATACCCAAACTGGCAGTAGTCATATCCTCATTAAGTTCTCTTCTCCAGTTAGAATACTTTAAGTCTTCTTTTATTTCTATTCTTTTCAACTCAGCACGAATTTCCTCTTGCTGTTTCTGAACTTCAGCAATCGTTTCTTCTTTTATTTTCTCTTCACGCAGTTCTTTGACACGATTCATGTCAATATATTTACGTGCTCTTGTATATAAACTCATCTCAACAAGACTTTTATATATTTATTCTAGCACCAAACTGTATCACTACAAACTAAGTAGCACATTAGACACATTTTCAATCTCTAAATAAATACAGATCCTAATTGGTGTATGTAATGAGAAGATTTCTTCCCATTGTAATGCTTTTGATGACCGCAAGTGCAGCAAATGCAGGCGGATTAGTTCATAAAATGAGTTCTAGTGTCCAACTTACTGTAGATTCTGCGCGAACCACTGCGACAAGACTGGGTTCCCAATACAGTGTATCCGGATCGAACGTAAATACTACAGACGGAACCACAGCAGGAACCGTTTCTACTGGCACTTTAACTAGTGGAATCTACGGTCCTGGTAACATCGCCGTGACACAAGCAACTGACGGAGAAGCATTCTCCTTTAGTGCATCTTATATTCAAGGCGATGCGGTTCCAACTTCAGCTGCTTCTGTAGGTGCTGTTGGTAACTTCTCCAGTCAGACCTCTTATGCATCTGGATCTGCTGGTGATCTGGCAGGTACTATCGCCACTGACGGTGGTATTAGTATCACGGCTGGTGGAGCTGGTAGCACTGCTGTAGGACAATTCGTAAGCGAAATCACGGTCATAGACTAATGACTAGAATACAAGAAGCAATCGGTCTCGGATTGATTCTTGGTGTTATTCACGGACTGGTCCAATCTGCTGGAGCAGTCCCGGTAGTCCCGAACTTTACTCAAGGATCGATGACTAGCCATACCGAAACGACATCGAAACAAACTGAGACAATAAACTCTATAGACTATGCAACAGGATGGCAATATTCAGTTTCGGGGACAAACGTATCCAACAACGGAGCGTCACTGCTTCCCCCAACCGTAAAGAACAATGTGACAGTGACTCCGTTAGGAGGAATCGAAGGACAGGTGGTAAACTCCACAACTGGACTAGACTTCTCCAACTCCAACTTCACGATAACAAATCCAGGAGAAGCATTCCAGTTCACCCAGACTTACATGGGTCCAGGAATGACAAACCAAACAGTGATCCAAAGAACAACAGAAGTTACCAGCGTAACAGATACTACAAGTATCTTTACCCAGTAATCGGGTTGTTAATTGCATCTCCCGTCAGTGCTGCTGATGTGGGAGGTGTTTCTGCGACTGCTAATCCAATCGCAAACAGTTCCGGTAGCGTGACCAACCAAGCTATTCAGGTTTTACAAGGTCCTTATATCACGAACACTTACGGAGGTGGGATCAGTTGTCAAGGTCCCACTGCTAACTTCACTCCGTATATTACACATGCTCGTAATGATAAAGATCCTTTTGAAACCTATTACATGGAACCTCAATATGATGCAAGAGATTTTGATGGCAGATTAGTAGAGGTTCAAAAAAACGTGAAGAACTGGCCATGGGAAGAATGGTATGACAATAGAACTTACACTAATTCTGAGGGCGAGACCGTAAGGGCATATGAAGATGGTGCTGATATGACCATCACTGTCATGGAAATGCAAGGAGATGGTGTTCCTGATAATCCCGGAGATATTCTTTGGCATAAACCAGTCAGAACTGGTATGACAAGAAACTACAGCACCAGTATTGGTCTCTCTGCAACACTGTCTCTACCTCTTGATGGTGGATTACAGGAAAGATGTAAACAAGCAGCAGAAACCCAAATTGCACTACAAGGTCAATTACTTGCAAATAAAAGATTAGATTTTGAGCTAGCCAGACTTAAAAATTGTGGTGAGTTACTGCAGAAAGGAATTCGCTTCCATCCCAGAAGTCCTTATGCAAAAGTGTGTGCTGATGTGGTTGTGAATAATGTGAATGCCATCAGACCACATGCACATACAATTCCACCTATTTCTTCAGCGGTCGAACCGACCTCAGTGCCTTCACAGCGTGGTTCCTCTGACGCTGCTCTGCAACCCGTTCCCGCGACGATTGTACCGGGATCTTCTTACCCCGTAAGGTCGCAACCTTCTTCAGTACCTTCTTCACAGCAGGTTTCACAACCCTTAACAAAAGATCAGCAAGAGGCTTTGCGAGCAGTGCAGAGGTCGTTGCCACCACGGCGATAGAAGCAGTAGCAGTCACAGCACCAGCATTAGGAATGTTGGATATAACTTGATCAACAATCTCCAGTTGTTCAGTAACTTCTATACATTCCTTTCCAACCAACTCATAACCAGTAATCTTCTTATTGCCCTCTAGGATTTTTCCTATGGGGTTTTTTAATTGCTGCGCTCTAGTAGGACAGGGTTGAATTCCTTCTGCCTTTGGAGTATTAGGAACTGCAGCAGGAGCAGGTGCGTCTGGCGCTTCTGGTTTTGGTGGTGGTTTATATGCAGGTGGTTTTGGTGGTTCTTGTTCTAATACAATCTTATTTCTATCGTAATCTATAGCGGTGAAATATGGTGTGCCTGCATCACACAGGGTCATCACACCTTTATCATCTTCATTCTTTAAATTTACATTTTTCTCATTGTCTTTATGTGCCTCAACGCATCCAGGAATATTGACAATAGGAGTTCCGATCTGTGATGTAACTGGAGGGAAAATCGGAACTGCCATTGGTGGATCCGTTGACATCCACCTTGGTACTTCATGGACAACAACGTCACGTATTCTTAAATTATTAAGACGAATATCAGGAATAGGCATTACTCAACTAGCGTTCCGTGCGCCCTCCTAATCTCTCTTAACTCTTCAAAATTCTTTTGCTTGGTGCCGCCATCATATTCCCAAGCATACCCTTCGGTAATCATCTGCTCGTTTAATGATAGTTCTGCGTCTCCAATATATAACCAACCAAGAAGGCGACCGTACTTACCCATGCCACCAACCAGTTCAGTCCTAACAGCGAGTTCGTCGTCGCCAGAAATAGCACCTTCTAATTTCTCCTTAAGCCAGTTGGTCGCATCGATTCCAAGTGCCTTTTCTTCAAGGTCACGGGTTCTCTTCTCTGGTGTGTCCACACCAGCAACTCTAACTCTTTCTTTTTTATAAAGGTCAAAACCGAGATCAATTGTGACATCGATCGTATCTCCGTCCAACACTCTATCTATACTAACTACGCGGAAGTTGTAACACGACTTCCTGCTGGGGGGAACCATTGCGCCCATAATCGATCTCCTTTGAATCTACTGATACGGCAATACCTATAATTGTTGTTGCTGCTGCAATGACAGCACCAGCACCCGCAATCCACATTTCTGTTTTGCGAATTCTTTCACGTAATTCATTAATTTTTTCGTCTGTTCTATCAATACGTTGATGGACTAGTTCAATTCTACGATTTGTGTTTTCTAAAGTGCTATCAATGACAGAAACATCTTTTGTTTCTCCCTCAAGAGCAATAATTCTTTCACGAAAACTTTCAATCCTGCTTTCTAACACGGCAAGTTTAGAATCCTGTTCCGCATCTTTATTTGTCAGATCGCTCATCGTCCAACTCCTCATAAGCGAGTTTCACAATAGTATATATGTAGTAACCAGTGCCAGCGAGAAGTATTATCAGTGAAATAACAATACTCCAAGTCACATCGTTAACATCATTCAGGGGTCTTAGTATGAGATTCATGACGAGTAAAAGGTTCCCAATGTTCCCATCCGTATTTATGGACAGCCCACATGCCTATGATGGGGACAAATACTAAAAGAAACCCCATAACACCTAAGCACCATGGAGTTTGCATTGTATGTCGGATGAATAGGATAATCATTCTTCGTCGTCGTAATCGTAGGTTAATCTGCAGTCCCAGACATGATCCTCTTCCCACTCTGGTTCGTAAAGTGGGCAGGGTTCCTCAAAGAGGTGCCCCATCCTCAACTGTTTAATCCTTTCTCGTAGACCTTTGTAAAACTCTCTTTTTTCGTTTGGATTCATCTTCTGTTTTTGATCGGAAAAGTTGACTCCATTGCAAAAACCAACAAAACTGTAAATGAAAGTACAAATAATAAACTCATGCTGGATAATCCCACTTGGTTATTCTTTCTGTTTTGTGGACTGGTCCCCACGTTCCAGGCATATAGACATAAGGAGCAGTACGAATGGGACACTTGTCGCCAGTACAAAGAAGATCATCTACAATTCTCCAAGATTCTAATACTTCTTCTGAATGAACGAAATGTGACTGATCACCATTAATCGCTTCAAACAATAATCTTTCATATCCATCAACACCCAACCAATCTGGATATCGATGAGTCAAAGTAGCAGTCTCCACATCATTATTAAAACCAGGAGCTTTCATATCAATACGGATATCAAAGTGAGCATGTGGTTGTAGTCTAATAACGATTCGATCATTATATTCATGACCAGAAAATAATTGCTGTGGTGGTGCCTTAAGTTTCACCACAACTTCAACACACCCATAAGGCATGTTCTTACCAGTCATGACACGAAAAGGAACTCCCTCCCAACGCCAGTTATCACAGTAGAGAGTACCAGCAACATAGGTAGGAGTGTGACTACGAGGATCAACGCCCTCTTCACTGCGGTATGATTCATATTGTCCAAGGATCATGTCCTCCCCTAAACGAGTAGCAGCAAGAACTTTTGTTTTCTCCCGCCTGATTTCTCTAGCAGTCATGCGACAAGGTGCTTCCATAGCAATCAAAGCAAGAACCTGAAGAATGTGGTTCTGCAACATGTCACGAACCGCACCAGCAGTATCATAATATTGTGCTCGACCCTCACACCCAAAGGTTTCAGTAGCATAAATCTGAACCTCTTCTATGTAATTGCGGTTCCAAAGTGGTTCAAGAAGAGTATTGCTAAACCTTGTAGCAAGAATATTATTGACAGTATCTTTACCAAGATAATGGTCAATACGATAGACCTGTTTTTCGCGTAAGTGTCGCTCAACCACAGACTGTAGATTATAAGCAGATTTATAATCGTACCCAAAGGGTTTTTCAATAACAACACGGGACTTTTCTGGGTCGTTGAGGAGTCCTGTTTTTTTGAGATTGATGATAGCATTTTCATATCTTTCTGGCGGAACGGACAGGAAATATGTGTTGTCTTCCAGATAGTCTGGCAAATGCGAAAGAGTATCCAGATTATCTAAATCAGCAGAAACATAATCTAGATGATGCAGAAACTCCTCAGGATAATCGCCAAGAGATTGTTTCCACATTTCTGGTGTGGGTTCTCTCCTAGCACATCCAGTAATAACAAAGTTATCAGGTAAGAGATCTTTCTTCCATAACTCGTGAAGTGCTGGAATCAGTTTTTTCTTGCAGAGATCTCCAGTGGCACCAAAAATAACGATGCCACTAGTCTCTGGTTTAATGTGCTGTCCCATTTCCATCGTACTTGTCTGTTTCATAGTAGTTATTTTCACCTTTTCGTAACCCGAAATATACTGTGGAAAGTACAAAGGGTATTGCAATCCATTTGAGAACATCGGCAAATATCATTTCTCCCATCCTTTATTGCAGTGTTCACATCCTTTGCCACCACATTTTCGACAAATCCAATGAGTACTATCTGACATGGTGTCCTCCGAACATATAACGCATACCGTTCAAGACTTTGTTTGCGAAGGCTCCAAGTTGTCTTGATCCGAATCGTTCATAGAGCGCACTGCTAATGACAGGAGAGGGAACCCCAAGATCCACAGCAGCGTGAACAGTCCAACGCCCCTCACCACTATCTGATACTCCCCCACCATACTTGCTAAGCTCTCTATCGCTGCGTAGTACATCAGCGGTAAGGTCAAGCAACCAAGAACCAACCACAGAACCACGACGCCATAACTCAGCCACTTCAGCACAATCAATATCATACTGATAATCTTCTGGATTCTCCATCGGAGCAACCTCAGCATCGCCCGCTTTAACGTAAGCTGACCCAGCATTAGCTTCATGCAGGATATTAAATCCTTCTGCGTATGCTTGCATGATCCCATATTCTACACCATTGTGTACCATTTTGACAAAGTGTCCTGCACCTGGTCCACCACAGCGCAACCAACCTCTTTCAGCGGGAGATACCCAACTTGACTCATCAGTTCTAGGCGCGGCATCGATACCTGGTGCGAGTGCATCAAAGATCGGACGGCAGACGGATACTGCAGAATCTGTACCACCAACCATAAGACAATATCCACGCTCCAGACCGTAAACACCGCCACTAGTACCGCAGTCAATATATTGGATGCCCAACTTAGCCAACCTTTCTGCTCTCTTGCGAGAATCTTTAAAGTTGCTATTGCCATGATCAATAATAATATCCCCGTCGCTAAGTAATGGTAGTAACTCATTTAAAGTGTCCTCTACTGTTTCTGCGGGAATGACAAGTTGGAAAATACCTGGGGTCTCAACATAGACGGTCTCGCCAGATTTGTCTCCGTAAATGGATTTCTTCTCTTTAACTACTTGAACAAGGCTTTCCAGAGAAGTGGTACATCCACTGATATAACCCTTTTCATATTGTTCACAAGCTTTTTCATAGTTGTTTCTAAATCCGTGTACTTCGTGTCCTGCTGCGATCATGCGACGAGACATACCCTCGCCCATTCTACCTAGTCCGATGATTCCTACTTTCATCCTTTAACCTCGTTTTGAAAATATTCTGGTAAGGGACATCCCTTAAAATCGTTTATCTCGTCTACTGCTAAGACAAACATAGTTGCAAATCCAACGCAAAATGCAAATAACATTTGTGGAAAATTGTAGTTCCCCATATATGCTGTTGGATCTGGTTCATCATTGTGCGGATGAATGTGTTTACTGATCCTTTCGATCTCTGACTGCCGCTTCGACTTGGCGTCTAACTCGGTCTCTTGCTTCTGGGTTTTCGGTTTCTTTTCTGGAGTAGCCATGTTTCTGGTGAAAAATCATGTGACCTTGACAAAACATAGTTACCCCAAAAACCAAAGCGAGGACTATGCCTATCCATTCTAGAATTATAGTGTAATCTTGAGCCATGGGAATAGAGGCGGTATTGCTCCTATAAGTCTAAGAAGACCTTCGGAAAAAAGTCCTAAAACAAAAAACCCAACGAACATACTAATAATGCCAGCGTTACGATTGTGTCTGCGTATAGCATCATCAATCATTTCCTGAACATCATCTCTAGTTAGTCGTTCAGGAGGATCTACTTTTCCTCCTCTCCAAATCCAATCTTTTTTCATTTGATTAGTTCCATAGCATCATATAGTTCTTTTGAGTGATGTAATTCATCATTCAAAATTTCAAGGATCTTGTCATCATGACCATTCATAGCAAGATACTTTGCATAAGTCTCTGCTGCATGAATCTCTACTTCGTAGGAGAGATGGTAAGCAGACCTAGGAGCCACCCAATAATAAACCACGTTGACCCAATAGTAGACAAGTACAAGGTGTCTGGCGAAAAAGCGATCCACCCAATAAGCACTACCGCCCCTACTTTCCATGTATTCCAGATGTTCTGTTTCGTTAAGAGTTTGAGCAAAATGTTCCTCCATCAGATAAATGTGTTCTGGTCCACGTAGTCCCATAGATTCTCTGAAATGCAATACACTTAAGAATGCAAAATAAGGTGCCCTAGCGATCTCTTCAAGCACCCAGAATCTTTGGTAGTCTCTACCAGTATAAAGGAAATCAATGATCGCCACCGTAATATTTAACGTAACTTCATTGAATTTTTGCATAAAGATAATTTTTATCTTGTACAGTATCTATCATAGGCCGATATTCTTATAACGGGGATTTGTCTTGACTTCCTGACTTACCATGTCACCAAATTCCGTTACACACTTACTCCACCTTTTTCTTAATACTTTTGCCTTTTCTTCATCTTTCACTTCATACTGAAAGTGCTGCCATTCTCTCCAAATAGCAGCACACTGATCACTTTTCTTTTGTAGATGAGGTTCTCGATACAATTACTTCTTAGGTTCTATAGCAGATTGTACTGGGGGTTCTTCTTTCTTTGCAGTAGTCTTGCCGTTTCCGTTTCCTCCACCTGCTTTAGCAGGAGACAGTCCGAAGGCAGCTAGAGATCCGGAGAACACGGATGCGATGAACGTGGGATCAAAATCTAGGATTTTGTTTCCATTGGGTAAGCGAACGTAGCTAAAGGTAAGCAGAGAGGCGGACCAAATAAGTACAACGACTTTCACCAGATTACCAAGGACTTCACTTTTATCTTCATCATGGTCTTTCTCTTCTACCTTTGCTTTAGATTTAGATCCAAGCATGGGTATAGAGTAAGGCAGAATTATTTATAGTATCGTTGACACTTGTACTGCTTGCTACTTAACTTATATCTTTCAACATATTTTTCTACATGCTCTTGACATGTAAACCAACAAAGTTTATCTTCTTTCTTGTCTTCAAGTCTCCAAGGAAAGGTACCCACCCAAGGAAATAGTTTCTTAGTTCTCGATTTAGTAAACTTAAATACTTCCTTCTTTTTAGTAGTTCTCGTAGAACGTGTCTTTGTTGAGGTTTTGGATGTATTCTTCGTAGTAGCTGTCGAAGTCTTTGGCGTATTCTTCTGGGGTGTTTTTGAATTTGTCTTCCGAGGTTGAGTCTTCGGTTTTGGTGATGAGGATTTGCTTGTTGTCGGTGACTTCGATGTCGATCGAGTCGCCTTCTTCCCAGTTGAGTTTTTGGAGGATTTCGTCTGGGATCGTGATGAAGTAGTCTTGCGTGATG